CGCTACTGATACTGTCAAATGCTGTAGTATTAACATTCATTACTACATAGAACAAAAATGATTGTTTAGGTGCCAGTCTATAATTGTCGGCCAAGAACAGTTTTGTGGCGTGGTCGTAAGGATGTGTTTTTACACCCTTACCAATGGGTTTTAGATCTGCGTTGTATAGTGAGGCCATACAAATATTTATTCGAAAAAAAAAGCCCGCCTAAGCGGGCTATTAAAGTTTCTTGTAATTAACCAGTAATCGCATTAATTGGATTAAACTGAGTAATTCCAGGGTTTCCTACTCCTCCAGGGGTAGTTGTTTGTAGTGCGTTATCGTAACGAATAGCACAAGTGATACTCACAGGATCGTTGCTAGCATAGTCCAAATCGTTATAGTTAACTTCTGTTAAGAAGCAACCATACAATTCCCATGTTTCTAATACTGTGGGCTCTGTTGTGCCATTGGCACCGTCCAGCACTTCAATTCTACTAACAAACTTATAGTCAATACCAGAACTTGCACTGGCTTGTTCCATAAAGTCGTATTGTTTCTGTAACTGTTCGCCAATTAAGCGACTTACATTTCCACCTGCGTCATCACGGAACGAAACAGATACTGCGTTCCATGTTGGTCTGCCAGCAAAATAAATTTTACTGTTGTACACAGGAACTTCGATTGGATCGAATGTGACCTGCGGACGAGCAAATGTCATGATCTGTTTAGTCAATTCTGTTCTTGGATTTGATACGCCAAAGTTCTCAAATATTCCGCGAAAGCGAAACTTGAGTTTTGGCATAAGCAAACCCTGTGTAGTAGCACTTTGGTTGCCACCTAGTGGTACTGTAAATCTTGTTAATGATGAAACTGCCATATTATGCTCCTGTTCCTACGGCTGATGCGCTAGCTAGATTGCCGGACTGTATCTCGCCAGGATTCTTCAATCTAATTGGGATGTAGATAAATTCAACATCTTTAGTAGGCTGAATTGCAACATCTACGTACAATTCATTTCTAGCAATACGCTCTGGTGTATTGTTTGTGCCATCACAGACCACTAGGTAATCTGTAACGCCACGTTTGGCTACTAAGTCATTTAACAAACTAGAAACCGTTGCGCTGATACCGTTACGTGTAATAGGATCGTTTGGTTCAAACAAGAACGGACGAGCCAGTATGTTAAGTTGACTTCTAATGTAGTTAACTAATCTTGCTACGTTAACTCTATCTAATGCACTAGGTGTTTCGCTTAGAGTTTTTTGACCGTATATAACCAATCCTGTACCCGGTAAGTTTGTTAACGGATTAATTTTATTAGTGTACATAACGTCACGAAGGCCTTGTGTTACACCAATATTAATAAATTGTCCGCTGGCTTGGTCGATGTAGCCAACTGCACTTAAATTATCAATTAAGCCGCGACGTGTGCCTGCAGGTGCTAACCAGGGGAAAGCAATGCTGTCACTCTTAATTATACTACGCAATACAGCGTGACTTGCTGGAACAACTACATTGTTACCGTTCAAGTCATTTGTTTGTCCGTTTGGATAGTACATGCCTACATATGGGCTTACAGTATTCAATCCTGTTTCCCCTGTCTGTGAAGAGCCCTCTGAGTTGTTAGCCCAATTCTGGATAGCTGTTCCTGTTGCAGACAAACGTAGCGGAGTATCTCCTACCACAAATGCTGTGTTATCTTTGTCAGAATTTAGTGCTACCATGTTTGGTATAAGTTCTGGGTAACCAGGGCAGCAGATCAAGTTGAATACATTTTGATCTTCGCGTAGTGCTGTGCTACTATCGATAGCACTCTTAAGAGCACTGACTACTACACCGCGCTGTGCTTTTCTGCCAAAGTTTGGTAGGCCTGTTTCGCTGTAACCGCTGACAGTGATCCACGCAGCCTGTTCTGCAGGCAGTGTTTCGTTAGGATATGCGGCACTAGTAAAATAGTTACTCTTGTATTGTTTTACATTATAGCCACTTGCTCTTGTGTTAAACAACAAGATACCACGTGGATATAAAGTAGGATCTGGAGCGTCTAAGTCGACGTAATTGCTTTGACGTAGTACGCTAATAGTTGGAATAGTATCCAGTGCTGGATCTACTGTTCCGCTGGTAGCCCAACGTGCATCTGCAAATATAATACCGTTCTGACTTACTGTGTCAGTATTGCTGATTAACACCCATTGATCAATTCCAGACACTGTTTGCCATCTTGATAACTTAGGGTAATTTTCTAAATCACTGGTATCTAGCCAAAGATCACCATAAACAAGACTTGTTCCGTCATCTTGTCGGGTTGGTGCAGTCGGACTAATGATAGGACCTGTGCTGTTTGTGTTTGTAAGATTGTAACCGCGTATGTCTGCGGCAACGTTTCCGTAGCCCGCCCATCTAGTTCCGGTGTTGACTAAAATATCAACACGACTTGGTGTATTATAATACCAAAGTGTATCATTGTCGGGTGCAACAAATGGCTGGCTAGGTCCAACACTATATCCCTGTACAATTAACGGTTCAAAATTGGAACCAATTAATGTAGCATCACCAGTTACTGGACTTGCATAAACATTAGTAGCCGATGTTGTGATACCAACGTTGGCCAATGGAGTTCCTGCGCCGTCCACTAAGAACACATCCCCGCCTAATTCGTGTGTTAATACCACTGCGCCAGTGCTATCCAAACTAGCTGTTACGTCAGGGATATTTGCGGCAGAAACTGCGCTAATAAAACCATTAACTGTTGCAGTACTAATTGTAACGGTGTATGTTGTAGTATTTGCACTTGTGGTCGATGGTCTGGTTGCTAATGTAAAACTAGCACCAACATTGGCCGCGGTCGGAGTTGTTGTGGCACCTGTGATTACCAAAGGTCCTGCAACTTTTCTTCTTTGTAGTACATCTGCAAAAATTCCGTTGTTTCCATTACTAAAGTTGTAAGTAGATACAAGGGTACCTTCAGGTATATTTAGGCCACCGCCTGTAGGATCTAGTCCATAGCTTGCGGCAGGAATAGACTTATAGTCTGGCACTGTTTTAACATCCCAACCACCAGTTGAAGCGTTAAATTCTTTGATAACAACATTTAAGCCATTACCTAATGCACTGGCTTTTTGCCATACAGAACCTGTTGGACGACCGATATTAGCGGCCAAGTTAGCACTTTGCCAATCAGGAATTGTAAAATAAGGATCTGCTTTAGTTGCGGCGCCTAGATAAGTGCCTGCGGTAATACCAAGATCTGTTAAAGGTGTATTATTACCGTTGCTGATTGCTACTGCTCCGTTTGTGGCTGACTGGGTAGCTGTGATAATAAGTTGACCGGCTGCACTTACTCTGGCGGTAACACCGGTAATACTTGCAGAATTAATTGCGGCATTAACGGTAGTAACGTTTGAACTAATTGCTACTGTAACGTTCGTACCGTTTATAGTAATATTAGAATTTGCACTAATTATTGGACTTTGAACGCTACCTGTAATTGTAGGAATACCTTGTTGCCAGCCGACATTGCCAACCAGCTGCCAAGTATTATCATAGCGTTTCTGGAATATTGGGTTAGTTGGATAAATTCCGCTGGTAATTAAAGTGTTTACTGCATAATCTCCAATAGCACCGTAGGCCACATTTGGAGCCGATCCAACTACATCCGTGCTACTTATAATCACGGACACTGACTTTTGATTAAAACTCTGTGTACTAGCATCCCATTCGTAGATACCCCAATTGGTAGTTGCTGTGTCTAACCAATAACTTCCGTTATCGGGGTTTGCCAATGGTCTTGTAGTTGTGCCCGTCAAGCTAGCCAAATCAATGTTAGCTCTCTGAATATACATAGTATTGCTGACACCCAATGCACTATAAGCTGCCAACAAACCATATTCATTTTGTTCGTCACCGTTGATTGGTGAGCCACCAGCTGTTGTACTAAATCTTGGAGTTCCAAATGTAGTAACTAAATCTCGCTGACTAGTAATATTATATACTTTGCCTGCATTTTCTACTAATGTGCCTGATGCTATTGCAGTACCACCCGGAGCCACTTTATCTTGTGCGGTAGCTAAAAGAACATAAGCAACGCTGCCTACTGCTGTAGGTGCATAATTGCTTTGATCAATAACTGTGACTTGTACGCCTGGAGAAACTAATGCCATGTTTCACTTCCTCATAAATCTATAAAGATATTTATCGAAAGTGATAAAATATAAGCTGTTTGGTGTGCCTTTCGAAAGACTAAGTATTATTGCTATGAGATCCGTTTGTCCTATTTGTAATCAAAACCCAGTTGCTGTAAATTATATCAGCAACGGAAAGACACGATACAGAAAAATTTGTAATAGTTGCAACAGGCAAGGTAAAAAACTAAAACCTATTCCGCCGCCGTGGTTCAAAGCAGGATATAGGAAAAAACAGATCTGCGAGAAATGTGGCTACAGAGCGAAGTATTTAGAAAAACAAATGACGGTATATCACGTAGACGGCAATCTTAAAAACACTTCTACTTTGAATTTAAAGACTGTATGTCTAAACTGTAGAGTGGAAATCAGCAATTCTAAATTGCCATGGCGAGAAGGTCCACTTACACCAGATTTTTAAGCTGTGCGTAGAGATCTTCAACTGAACCGTTGTTGTCTATGATCATGTCAAACTCAGTGCCAGCCCAGCTGAATTCGCTGGCGTGAATTCCATTAAGTCCCAACCATTCACGTGCTTTTTTATCGCCTCGGTTAGCAGACTCTGCGATGTTGTACCATTCTGGATCAGGGCCCCTGACTATTCTAATTATTCTGCCGCCGGCTCTACGTATGCTGGCAATTTCGTTGGGAAACCTACAGTCACTGATTACTACATGATCTTTGGTTGTGCGCAGTTTATTTTCTACACTAGCAATCCAAATATCGTCGTGAAATGATTTTCTACAAACTTCTGTGCCCCAAAGCTGTAGAGTAAGTCTGGGGGTCAAATTAGGCATATCTAAACGCTGACTCCACCATGGATCGATTTGTTCCCGCCATTCGCGGGCCGCTTTAGTTCTTCCTTCTAACAGTTCCCTGTCCCAGCCGAATACTGCGGCCACAGCGTCTTTAAGAGTTCCCGCGTAGCTTTCCCTTTTGAATTCATGAAAGTTAACCAAATAATCTGCGGCAGTATCTTTGCCGGCGCCAATCAAACCACAAATGCCTATAATCATAAAAAAGGACTCCTAAGAGTCCTTATTTTACATTATCCAATGACCCATGTCAACGGTTGTGACCCGTCAACATAAGTTTTTAGATCTTCTTCCAATTTTTCCATTTCGGTTTGAGCTTCTGCCAGTAAAGCCGCACCGTTTAACTGGCCTGCGCCTTGTGGACCAGCAATAGTACTAAACTTGCCTCGAGCTTGTCCTAGAATACTTTTACAGAACGCCAATGCGTATTCCTGTAACCATGGGTAAACCTGAGGATCGCTGAGTAACATACTGTCGGGTTTGTAGTTATAAATCCAAAGCAAAACGCTTTCCATGTTGTTAGTCTCTGGATTATAATCCGGAACGCGGAACAGTGCTTTTTCTAATTTAGGACTTGTTACACTGGCCGCACCCAAAGTTTGATTAGCTGTCACGGTATAAATTGTTTGTGTGTTGTTTACGCTAACAACTCTATATTCGCTGTCATATCCCGATACACCGGTGTTGGTCAAGTATACGCTATCGCCAACATATATAGTTTGCTGTGGTGCTTTAATTAGTGTAATAGTAATAGTACTACCAGGCGTAGTACCACTGGCAGTAAGTGCGTTTAGTTGAATATCTTGCCAATTATCGTAAGGAATTTTACGCACAAGTGTGAGCTTTTTAGTTACACGATTCCAAGTGTAGTTCATGTAACCGCCAAACATGGTCATGGCTAATTCTTGATACTGTGTGAAAAGTTCGTAGTTTGTTAACCCACCCACACGTCCTGCTACCAACATGTAAGTGTTCAAATAACCCGATGCAAATGGTTCAAATTGACTGGCTGTTGTTCCTGACACACTACCAATACCCCTACGAAAGATTTGGCGCACTTCCATAATATAGTTTGGCAATATGTATTCTTGTACATTAGGCATCAAGTCCAAAAACGCATAGCTTTCTTCCACTGCGTTCTGTGCTTTTTGTCTGTATTTGGTCAATGCTTGTTTAATAGCAAGGTCATAGTGTTCTTTGTCTAATTCAACATCAACAATTTGATCACCCAAACGCAAACGAATATAATCAACCATGTCGTTGCGTAGTTGATTAAGTGTTTGAATTTGCGGGTTTGCCGCTATTGCACTGGCTTGGCTAATTGGACCGGGACCACCTAGGTTTTGGGTCCTGATACTAAAATCGCCTTTAAGGTCGGGTTGGATTACTGTGTTGTCAGCCATATAAAAAAGTCCTATTAACCATATTTAGCTAATAGGACTAGTTCAGTTAGGCTACTTTGAGTAGCACAATGTCTGTGCTTATACGCCCGTTTAATCGAGCTTCTGTGGCGCGAATATCTTCCAGGAACTTGCGTAGCTGTACTTTACCTGCTTTAGCAAACTCTTTTAACTTTTCGTCGGGCTTGCGCAGGGTTTTGCTTACAGATTTGTCGACATCAAAGCCTGTAATGCTAGTTCCTTTAATGCCCAGTGTTTGATAGCTTGCGGCTACATACTTGCCCAGCTTACGAGTTTTGATATTGTATATCCACAGTTCGCTGGATCCAATAATGTCTGCGGGATTGATTGACACAATTTTAAGTCCTGCATCAGTTTTTGCGTATTTAAGTTTAGCAACCAACTTTTCCTTGCTGGGCGCCTTTTTAACACGAGCTTTCTTTGTTGCCTTTTTAACTCCGCGATACTGCTCAACAGCGGCCAGTAAATCGTCGATCCACTTAATACGCTTCTTAAAATCTGCTGTCTTAAGGTGGCTGTAACCTTCTTTGACTTGATCGTCTTTCTTGCTTTGTGCAAGTTCCAACTCTGCTTTTCTGTTACCAAACAGTGTTTCGTACTTTCCTAGCTGGCTTTGTACCACGTTATTTGCCACTAAAAAGTCATAGAACTTTACGGTGCTAGTATCAATTTCGTCGTAGTGTCCTTCAAGCTCTCCCAGCAGTTCGCTGGTACGTTCAGCCAACCGATCCTGAATAGTGGGCTTGTATGCCGCCTGTTCAGGGGTAGCAATGATTTCTACTTCCTCGGGCTCTGCTTTGCTAATAACATCCTGCACACTTTCGATAATGAACTCAATGTGGCGGCCCCGGAAAGGCATACCATTGCGATGTGCCATAATAAGACTGCAAACAGTCATGGGCAGTAGTCGATCGCCGGCACGATTAAATGCTTTGACTTCTTCTGTGCTGAGTTTGCTGTTCTTTTGTAGCCACTCTACCACATACTTTTTACAGTCCTTTTGACTGTAGTAATAATTGTAGTAATAGAAACTTTTGCGCAAACGGTTATCGAATTTCTCGTTATCCCAGTCTGCGGATTCGGCGGGCCAATCGGGCTCACTGCCTGTATACTTTTCGTCAGCAAACGCGACACGGGCGGCGCGAGGCGCTTTGGTTTTAATCTTAATACCTGCAACTGTGGCCATTGTTTAATCCTTTTGATTTAGTAGAAAATAAGTGAGCTCGGGCCCTTCAACTTTTACTAGCTGGTCGCCTGTTTGTAGCAGTGTTTGCCAGTCCTTGTCGCCCCACCGAATTCTGGGCTTACCGGTCGACGTAAAAGCATAAATTCTAGCTAGGCGCAGTCTGCGATAACTCTGTGACATATAAATCACGTGATCGTCTACTGCCAGCTCCCTGCCCAAATAATCTTTAGTCATTGAGATATTCCTTTCGAACACGGCCGATGCGTGAGGATTTATTCCAGTCGTACTCTACTCCGTCGGGACATCTACCATTTTTAACGCTGTCGACCCCAAAAATCCCACAAACTTCAAAATTTTCAGGCCCCTGGATTGTTACAAAAATTTCCACAGCCTTAGCGGCCTGCAACGCAGACGCCAGCGTAGGAAACCCGTCGAGCTCTGCTCCTGATTTGTTGATTAACTTATACATTGTGTAATTATACAACCAAATTGATTATTTGTCAAAGGCATACATCAATGTGGCTATGATGCTGTACTGCTCAAAAGTTCGTATACAGTCATTGAGCTCTGATTCTAAATCTGTGTACTTTGGTGTTACACGACGACTACGTCTACAGTTTACAAATTCTTTGTCCATTTCTTCCCATTTTTTGCCGACATTTCTGTAAAACTTGAACATTTTACTTTTGGCCACTATATCCATGGACTGAAGCTGTGTAAAACATTGCTTTACCTTTTCGTGATTTTGGGCATGAGTGTCAAACATACTGTGTATTATATAACCAAAATCATTAATTGTCAAACCCATAAATACATATTATCGGAACCTAGTATGCCAAGACTAAGCATGTGGCGTGACAACCACACTAATGATTACAAATTTTTTGACCAGCGAATCAGTGAAACATTCACTATCGGCGGTACTGGCATTTTATTGCACAAATATCTCGGCCCCACAGCACAGGCCAATGCTTACGTCACTACCAGCAATACTAGTGCCAATACCAGGACACTATACTTTGCTAACGTCAGTACTTTTGAAGTGGGTCAGTCTGTGTCTGGTATTGGTATTGCTAGCAATACTGCTATTTTCAGTACTAACGTAAGTGCCAACTCGATTACATTGACCAGTAACGTTACTTCCGCTATCAGCAGTGGGCAACCCGTAAACATTTACTGGAATCAACCCAGTCAACCCAACTATACCAATCAAAGTTTATTAAACATCCAGGATCTACTGTTCTTAGAAAACAGAGATAGAAAATATGATACCAGTGTTTATGTACTGCGCGGTATCTATACGGTCAACGACAATGACTGGGATCTGAGCCAATTTGGTTTGATGATGAGCTCGGACACCATTGTGCTGACTTTTCATTTAAATGATACACTAGCATCCGTTGGCAGGAAATTAATGAGCGGTGATGTCATTGAACTGCAACACAAAAAAGATTACTATCCATTAAACGCAGACTTACCTGCGGCATTAAAACGCTTTTATGTAATACAGGATGTTACATTTGCCGCAGAAGGTTTTAGTCAAACTTGGTGGCCACACTTACTTAGAATCAAAGCCACTCCCTTGGTTAACAGTCAAGAATACAAAGACATTCTAAATAACATTGCGGCCAGCGACAGCAACGATACGCCTATCGGACAGTTCATGACTAACTTCGATTTATTAAATCAAATCAATGATGCTGTAATCGCGCAGGCAGAAGTAGATGTTCCCAAAAGCGGCTACGACACCGATGTGCTTTACGTAGAGCCCATCGCCAGCTTAGGCAACCCAGGTGACCCTATAGGCACACGAGTAGACGATACCAGCATACGTGTAGATAGCACGTTTATTCCATTGGCGGATTCTGGTGTAGTTACCCCGGACACTACTATACCTGCGTACTTGGGCGGCGACGGAACAACACCCAATGGATGGCCTGTTACTGTTAGTACTAGCTTCCCTGGGCAAGCAAACGTTGGGGATTATGTATTACGCACAGACTATATGCCTAATAGGCTTTTCAGATTTGACGGGCGTCGCTGGACAAAGATTGAAGACAACGTAAGAACTAACCTGACACCAGGACCAAACAATCAGACACAGCGCAGTAGATTTGTCAATGACTCCAGCACATTCACTAACGTTGAAGGCCAGACATTACCTACTAGACAAAGTCTAAGCAAGGCATTAACACCGAAAGCAGATAACTAATGGCTTTACAACAATTTTTCTATGATCAACAAATACGCAGATTCATAGTTCAATTTATTCGAATGGTTTCGAATTTTCAAGTTGAATTTGGCAAGGATCGCAATGGAGTTACCAGTCTACAACGTGTGCCTGTTATCTATGGGGACAGTAGCAGACAAGTATCCAGCATTTTAAAACAAGGCAGCGAAAGCTACTTGAATAGTATACCGGCCATGGCTGTGTATATCAGCGGCTTAACCTACGACAGAGAACGTGTACAGAACCCCACATATACTAGTAAGATGCAACTGCGCGAAAGAGCCTATGACCCATATACCGGTGGTTATAGCACTCAGCAGGGAGATACACTGAGTGTGGAAAGATTAATGCCTGTACCTTATAGTTTGACACTGAAGCTGGATATTTGGACCAGTAACACAGAGCAAAAGCTTCAATTAATAGAACAAATTTGCACATTATTCAATCCTGCATTAGAAATACAAAGCACAGATAATTATATCGATTGGACTAGTTTAAGTTATGTTTTACTCAATGATATACAATGGACCAGTCGCTCTATTCCTGTAGGAGTTGACCCTGCACCCAATGATATTGCTACGCTGACTTTTACTCTGCCAATTTGGATCAGTAGCCCAACATTGATCAAGAAAATGGGCGTTATACAGAAAATCATTGCCAGCGTGTTTAGCAGTGAAAATGATTTAGAAGATGCCATATACAATGACACACGATTGTTAAGCAGACAATATATTACTCCGTTACAATATGGTGTATTATTGATAGGAAATCAATTAAGTTTAGTTCGCTACAACGATCCTGTGGTTAACACAATAGAATCGCAGGTTGTTAAAAAGATTGCTAGTAACGTTACCGCAAATACCATAATAACTCTAAGTAGTACCACAGAATTACAAACCGGTATGCGTTTATCTGGTAGCAATATTGATTCTAATTGCACTGTTATTTCTATTAACGGAGACACCGTTACTACAAACACTAATGTAACTGCCAACGTTGGAGATAGGATTAGTTTTACACTTTACTCGTATAAAACTGGCGTGAATGAAAACTGGAGAGACCTTGTTAACGTTTACGGAAATCTGACCAACGGTACTAGTCAAGTAAAATTAGAATTAGATGACGGTAATGAAGTAGTAGGCACTGTGGCTTATCACCCTGCAGACGACAACGTTTTGTTGTGGACTGCGGATATAGATACTATTCCGGTTAATACACTAGAACCAATAACTGCAATTATCGACCCCGAACGCAACAGGCCAAACAAAGATCTAGATTCTGCTGTAGCAGGTACAAGATATTTGCTGGTCAATGACTATATTGGTGCTGCCGGAGAACAGCCTGTTTACAACTGGCAGGGAATTAACAGGCTACCTTTAGTTGCACATGCCAATGATATCATTCAGTATAACGGACAATTCTGGTTTGTAGCATTTGACAGTCAGGCTGAATCTTCTATACAATATGTAACAAACTTAACTACAAATATTCAGTATAAGTTTAATAATGGGTCATGGAGTAAAACATACGAAGGGCCTTACGAAGCAGGAAAATGGGAACTGATACTTTAAAATCCAGCTGTGGTGCATTAATTTATTGTATTTCGACCAAACGCTATCTATTTTTACTACGCACTGGGGGTAGGTATCCCGACACATGGGGTATTGTTGGAGGTAAAATAGAGCCCGGCGAACTAGAACTTGAAGCCTTAAACAGAGAAATTAAGGAAGAGCTAGGTGGCGAAATCAAAGGTGCTCAGATACACAGTGTAAACCAATATCAAAGTGGCCGCGGAAATTTTCAGTATCATACATTTTTGATACAAGTAGACGAAGAGTTCGTACCAGATTTAAATTCAGAACACAAAGGCTATTGTTGGGTCAAGTTAGACGACTATCCAAAACCGTTACACCCAGGTGTTTATAAAACTTTTAAAATTAAAGAAACATTAGAAAAAATTCGGGAAACTGAACTTATCAAGTAACTCCGATATCGCATTCGGAGATAAACTGTTTAAAACCAATTTGTCTAACGTTTGAACAATAGCGCCATGCCTCGGGTATAGGTTCGCCGCCGCCGGGCATTACACGGATAAATTCTGTGCTATTATAAGTATCAAAAATAGTTTTTGCATTTTCTACCCAGCGTGTGCTGTCGACGTGTGCTGTGACTGCTGGGTACCCAGCAGTTCCGGCATAAACATTGTTGTTATGCGTAGGATCATCTTGTCCGTCAAATCCCCAAAAATAAATGTGATTGTGTTTATCGAATGCCGCAAGATACAATGCCGTCGATCCTGCATCAAAATTTGGATTAAAAGGAATTAAATGAAATAAATCCGGATGATTCCATATATTTCTTTGTGTGGTCAATACAATGTTATTTGTTGCATAACCAGATTCTGCAATTTCTTTGGCTAGCACATGGTTATTATTCAGCACCAAAAAATGTGGCTGTGTTTCTCGGTATAAGGCATTGCAACCATATACAGATAATTTCATACTGCCATGCAGTCCGCCTTTGTGATTAATTAAAAGTCCTAAATCGATAGGATTAGTTAATCTGCTCGTGCCGTTACCTATAACTAGTGCTCTACCTGTATGACTGTGTGTAATAGTATTAGGTATCCATTCTCTTATTTGTTCAACGCGGCCACGTATTCTATTGTTCACGTGAATAACAAATTCGCCTTGGTAATCTCTTCTAAATAATCGTTCCATTTTGCAGTACCTTATTATATATTTATTTTTGATCCAATTAAAATCTGCCTACTGCCACTTCGATGAGATGGACTTCGTCAGTTAAATTATTCTGTAACGCTTTGCCTAGTATAGAACCAGGTTTGTACATACTGTTATCTATTTTCTGTGCTGTACCTGGTATTACGCTAGTTACCAAAACATCGCCTTTATACACAGGACCCTTGACCAGACAAGGCACTCGACCAGTGAGAGCTACCGCAAGTCCTACTGCTCCGCTGTTCATAAGATATGCAGGGTCCGTGGATATAATACCAGCTACTCTTGTATCATGCGATTCTGTGCTAATTGTAATTTCAGCATCCCCACCAAAAATTACCACAATACCAGGAGTATATTCTGCATCTGCAATATATTTTTCTGCTAAGTCAGCGTACTGTGCAGATGTTGCTTTGGCAAATATTGTGTTAAACTGCAAGGATGTGCTACCAATATTGGCATTAGCGTTACCAAAAGGTAAAATATTGTTTGTGCTGACAGTGCCGTTCAACGATGAAGTGCTTGTTGCAACTAAAGTGGTAAAAGTGGCCGAGCTGGCTGTGGCGTTACCGATCGGAGTATTTGTGATGCCGCCTTGTGCAGTAAATGCACCTTGATACGTTAATGCCCCTGCCCCACTGCGACCTAATGATAACTGATTGGTATTACCAAAAACAATATAGGCTTGTGATGGATCCTGTAATCCACGAAGACCTAGTGTGTTTGCAAGGTTAATATCGCCTAGAGAAATATCATCGCCTACTCTATAGTTTGTGCCGTTACCGTTGTTCAATGAAAAGAATTGATCAGCGTAGATGTTTCCGCTTGCACCTATGCCGCCTGTTACTACCATAGTACCAGTTGTGGTACTAGTAGAACTTATACCAGCATTGGCAATTACTTGACCATTAGCTTGATATAAGAAACTAGTGGCTCCGGCGAATGCACCTGAGGAATTATATTGTATTTGAGTATTAGATCCACCTGGGCTTCCCCCGCTGCCGCCATATACGCTACCGTTGGCCCAAAAAATGTTGGTCCCTGCAACTATTAAATTGCCTATGGTTAAATTGGCATTGCCTGTGACTGTCAGGTTTCCCGTTTCCTTACCTGTGCCAGATGTATATATTAAATTAAAACCCTGTATACTTTCTCGCCAAATTATAGCTACATTGCTGCCACCGCTCTGACTACGGTCAAATACTTCACCTAAATCTCTGTTTGCTACGTTACCAAAGTTTGTAATAGTTAAGGAATCACTAAAGGCAGCTAAGTTAGTGTTAAGGTTATTAAATGACGGTCTTGTCAGCGGCATTGTTGTATCTCAAATAATATAAGTATTTATTAAAAAATAAAGGGTCCGAAGACCCTTTATTTTGGCTGTAGTTAAGTTAGAATCTTCCAACAACTACTTCGATAACACCTCGATCCCCGTCAAAATCCTGTAATGACTTACCAATTACGCTACCCACTGTAGGATCTGCTTCAGCTCTGGCCAAGCCATTTCCTGCGCTGACCATCATGTCTCCTTTGCGTACTGTGCCTGTTACTCGACATGGTACACGACCTTGTAGTGCGATTGCGGCCACTGTTCCTGTTAATCCGCTGTTCATCAAGTAAGCTGGATTGGTTGTAACTACGCCGGCTACACGTCTGCACATATCTTCAGTGCATACTGTAACTTCAGCCGAGCCACCAAAATGTAACACTGTGCCTGGCTCATATACGGCATCTGAGGAATAATTTTCTGCCAAGTCAGCGTATTGTGCTGAAGTTGCTTTGGCATGAACTGTGTTATATTGTAATACTGTGCTACCAATGTTAGCAGTTCCATTGGCAGTTGGTAAAATACTACCGCTGTGTGTTAAAGCTGTTGAACTAAACACTACTGTGTTGGCAGTGCCTGCTACAGTGACAGCAATATTTGAACTAGAATAAACTTTAACGTTACTTGTTCCCGAAGTAATACTTGTAGCATCAACCCCAACCAATGAGCTGCCGTTAGCACTTAATGTTGCTGGAGTGGAACCGTCTGGGCCATAGAAAGCAATAGTATTACCTGCTGTTTCTTTGATTACAATATTACCCATGTACAATGTTGTACCGGTTAACCACAAATCTTTCCAACGACGTGTATTAGACCCTAGACTATAAGTTACGTTAGCGCCTGGCACTACGTTACCAGTAAATCTAGCTTCGCTGTTAGCTTGAATACTGAACGATTCACTGCCAGCAGTTCTAAATGTAGTAATCTGACTGCCGGCAGAAGGCAAGTCATAGAACAAGCCTGTTGTACCTGCGGCGTCTGTGATAGTTGTAACCTGTGTAGTAGTAACGAATACACGGAAATCAATTCTATCTGTACTTGCAGGAGCTTCTGTAAATGTAACTACGTTGCCGCTGATACTATAAGCACTGGTAGGTTCCTGTACCACACCGTTGATACTTACCATGGTTCCAGCTGTTGTAGCATTAGCTACTGGTATAGTAAATGATGTTGCACTACCATTACCCGTCTGAGTATTAGCAGTTACAATAGTAAAGTTTGTGCTAGGCACAGCCCATGCAGTACCGTCGTACCATTCTGGCAAGTTCTGTGTTGTACTGAAACGGAACATACCTGCCACAGGAGTACCAGGTCTTGCCGCTGTAGTACCTTTTGGTAGCATAATACTGCTATTAGTATTAAAGTCTACTACCGTGCCAGATGTTGGTGTTGCTGTATTGACACCAATCTGTGAACCTGTGACAACAAATGTGTTAGCTGTTGTGCCTTGAATAACAGTTCTGCTGTTGTTTAGACCGCTGTTAAATGTAGTTGTACCTGTGCCATTAGGATTAATTGTTAGGCCTGTGTTTGTAACGTTACTGCTGATTGTAGTATTGTTAAATGTAACGTTACCTAAGTTTGCCGCAGTTTGTACGTTTAATGTTCCTGCTACACCTACGCCGCCGTTAACTACTAAGGCACCAGTAGTAGAACCTGTTGATGCTGTGGATACGTTAACTGCAAATTGGCTTGCATTGTGTGTAGTGATTACACTTGATTGTGCAGTATTGCCAACAAAAGTTTTAACGACCCCGTTAGTGGAACCTAATATCAAATTACCTCGACTGGTACTGCCGCTGGTAACACCGTTGGCTACCACATACAAATATGCATCATTGAACGACCCACTGTCACCAAAGAATGTAGGATCGTTATGGGTGCTACTAGCAATACCAAAGTCAGCAAAGAATGTACTGTCAGTGCCGTTGTCCGCTGTAGCAATATAGTCTGTACTAGCCAAATTGCCACTATTGGTATTTTCAAAGTTAATTTGACTATAAGAATTCACATTGCCGGAGAATTGAACTACTACGTTAGTGCCCAAACTGGTAAATCCAGGAACACCTGCAAATATAGCTCCATTACCAGTAATTGAATTTCCGTAAAAAATACCCGATGTATTAGCAACAACGTTGCTGGTTGCTGTTAATGTTCCTTGTACTGATACATTATTTGTAAATGTACCATTTGTAGCATTTATATTTGTGGTACTAAGGTTACCAACTGTGGCATTACCAGTGGCGTTCAATGTTGTGAACTGACCACTGCTTGGTGTTACATTACCAATCGGGGTAGCTTGTATGCCGCCAGCGGCACTTAGAGTTGTTGCCGCTGTAATTGAGCCATTACTAGTCAATCCAGCACCAGTTATATTACCTGTAGCACTTACTGTAGTAAACTGACCCGAACTTGCTGTGGCATTTCCGATTGGAGTTGCTTGTATACCGCCTGCGGCCTGTAATGTAGTACCTATCACCGCACTGGTATTAACTGTTAAACCATTAACAGTGATATTACCTGAATATGTTGTGGCTCCAGAAACATTTAAAGTTCCACTTACTGTGGTATTGCCTACACGAATTGCATCATATAGTGCATTAGTAAAGTCTACTGTAATACCAGGTTCAGCAACAACGTTACTGAATAATTTCCAAACTGCATCTGTGTTATCTCTTACAAAACCTGTGTGTTGATAAATGTTGGCATTAGCGTTGGCAACAGTACCACCTTGATACTGACTGAAGAAACCGATACTGTAGTTGTATGGGAATACACTGTTAGCAGTCAAGTATAACAACGGATCTTGAACAGACAATGTGTTTGCTTGAATAGCAATAATGTTACCAGCATAGATATTACCAACAACGTACAAGTTTTTATTAATACTTGCGCCACCTGATACTTGCAATGCACCAGAACTAGTACCTGTAGCGTCTGTAGTATTAGTGATAGTAACAATGCCACTGGCTCCTATGGCTGCTGTGCTGACATTACCAATAGTTGCGTTACCAGTTACACCCAATGTTGTACCGACTGTGGCGCTGTTATTTACTGTTAGTGCGCTAACAGTAGCGTTACCGCTAGTACCAATGTTTGTAAATAAACCACTGCTTGGTGTTACGTTACCAATTGGTGTTGCTTGTAATCCGCCCAAACCACTGATTGTGGTTACTGCGGTAATAGAGCCGTTACTGGTTAATGCGGCGCCTGTAATATTTCCTGTGGCACTTACTGTGGTGAATTGACCTGTACTTGCTGTGGCATTACCAATTGGCGTTGCTTGTAGTCCACCTATGTGTTGACCTGGACCTGTAGTAACTATACTGCCTGTTAGTGTTGCGCTATTTCCGTTGATGTTACCTGTTACACCTAGTGTACTACCGATTGTAGCTGTGTTGTTTACTGTCAATGCGTTAGCTGTAACGTTTCCGCTTGCACCCACTGTTGTAAACAATGCTGTGCTTGGTGTCACGTTACCGATTGGAGTATTTTGTAGACCCCCCGCTGCCTGTAGTGTTGTTGTAATTACTGCACTAGTGTTTACAGTTAATGCGCTGGCTGTTAAGTTACTGCTAAAACTACCTGTAGTACCAATGATAGCACCGTTACTGGTCAATGCGTTGACTGTGGCTGTGCCAAATACGCTGAGTGTTGAACCTAGGTTAACTGCGCCCGAACCCACCAAAGTGTTAGCGATAGTGACTGTGCCTGCATCACTGCGAATAGTCATTGCGCCAGCAGAACTTAGTGTGTTTCCGCTGATTGTAAATCCGCCTAAAGTAGTGCTACCTAAAGTTGTGGCATTACCAAAGATTACGTTACTATAAGCTGTGGTAGCAATGTTACCTGTAGTTAGACCATCTTCTGTTGTTTGAATGAATACAAAGGCATTGGCATTTTCTTTGTATCCCATGAATCTGTTACCACCCGATCCGCGAATTAAAACAACACCCATGTCATAGGATGTGCCGGGGTTACCCAAAGCTAAAGTTAATAAAGGATCAGTGATCTGTGTAGTTGTACTTTGAACTGCTGTAACGTTGCCTGTTACTGTTAAGTTTCCGTTCAGTACAAGATTACTGTTGAACGTCAAATTGTTGTTCATTTTATCGCCAGTTAGCGTTCCACTAGCGATTTTGACGTTTGTAATTGTTGCGTCAGTGATCTGGTTGTTAAAAATTCTTGTAATAGCCATGCCGAAATACCTTTGGTTATAATACTATTTACCAAAAGTAGAAAAAAGTGGTTTTTATAGGATCAGAACGATGACACTATATTGGATCTGATCCAAGTGTTTGCGGCTACACAAATGTATACAAAATTAGAGTTATACGCAACTTGTCCGGCTATGCCGTAACTTGAACTAGAGGCTGGTGTATTATTACCGATTAGATTAAGACCCGACGTCGACCCTGGAGCAATAAATCTGACATCCACGACGTCTGTATTCAAAGGAATTTCTGTAAAAGTGATAGTGTTATTACTTACGGTGTAAGCTACCCCTGGAGTTTGTTGTACACCGTTCAAACTAACCAAAACACCGCCAGTAGTAGTCGATTGATTCAACGGATATGTGTCACCTACGCCATTACCTGTAAAAGTTTGATAGCTCACAGAAGTTGTTACAGGTATCCAGGTATTACCGGTATAATACTCTGGTGAAGTTAAATCTGTATTGTATCGTAAACTACCTGCAGGGACTCCTGACTGCTGTCTTGCAGTGTTACCGCTGGGTATTGCCACAGCGTTGCCCGACATTGTAACCAATCCGTTTCCGGTAGGAACTAAATTTATGTTCCCGCTAGTAAGAATAGATGTGATTGTAGAATTCGAAATACGCAAATTGCCTAAATTCGCGGCTGTGATAACTACGTCACTAGAACTTATACTATTTGAAACTATGCTATTAGCATTAATTCCATTGGCTGTGACGTTCCCAGATACAACAAGACCAGTGCCTGTAATTGCATTTGTTGATATATTACCGCCGGTAATATTGCCTGATACCACCAATGATATCAATGTACCAACGTTAGTAATAAAAGGTTGACTGGAGGTTGAAATTAACCCTAAATAATAATTAGCATTAACGTTGCCGTTAACACTGAAGCTGACATTGGGAGTAATGGTGTTGACGCCAACACGACGATTAGCTACATCTAAGTAGATTAAATTTCCATCAAAACTTAGGTCCTGTCCTTGGCGAGTTAAATCGCTTTGTAACATGACTCCGGAAATTTTTCCTATCGCCATGTATTACCTCTTAGGCAGCATCAGTGCTGTTTATATTATGGATAACTGTAATAGTTTGTCCGCTAGTTCCGTTAGTGGGATTTAACAACACATAGGTATTACCTTGGAATTGATAATTGGTGCCTGGTACTTGCATTACCCCGCCAACATAAACTACTGCGTTGGCTTCTTGTCCTGAACTATAACTGTAAGTCATAGGTCCGTACTGCGTGGTAGAATTGGCTGTGGTAAACGTATCTTGTACAAGATTCACACGACCAATTTTAGCTATTTCATTCCAAACATTATTATAAAATAATTCAACTTTGGTGCTGGCTTGATTGAATCTGATTAGTCCGTTAACAGGGCTATCGCCATAGGCACTGCTAGGAACAACTGGAATTTTTGCAGCCAGTGCGCCAGGTGCTAGTTCTGGATTTTTAAGAAAGCGTCCCATTATTAGATTCCGATCGAACTTACTGTTACAGATGTTGTACTAGCATTGCTGACGTTGGCCTGTATACTGTCATTATTACCTAAAATAAACTTTTCAGCATAGACAATCTGTGTGTTATATGCTGTAACACTTAAATTTGAATAAATGATATTCTGACTGTTGGCTGTAAATCCGCTGGGCACAATATATACGTTTACTGTCTGTGCCACTGAGCTGTAATTACAGATGTGAATAGTTGTAATTGCACTGTTGCCACTGCTTACATATATGTTTGCTGCCGTTGTTCCTAGTGCTGATGTTCTGATTGCCATTTAATATTCCTTAACCAAAGATAATGCTGTACTTGATTGCCGCAGATTTACTGGCTAACTCGTCTGCTGTGCTTGCATTATTAAAATAAATTCCTGTGCCGCCACTGTTAACAGCCCCTGTAGTCAAATTAGCGGTACCCAATGTGATGTTTGTTGCATTCAGATTACCTGTAATAGTAAGCTGAGTATTTCCAGTCCAAGTTAAATTTGCTCCTACATTGCTGACTAAACTACCAGTCTGGTAATAAGCTAATTGATATTGTGTTCCTACGCTAACTGTGCCTGTTCCGGCCGCGGCAGTTGCAATATTTGCATAAGTGCCTGGGCTAGCAATATTTGTAGTAATTTGCCATGCTCCAGTTGTTTCATTCCAGTAAAGAGCAGGTGTTGCATAGCCTGTACCACGATTTATTTCGATACCACTATTACCAGCAAATGGCGAAGTTACATTTGCATTTAATGTAATTGTCGGGTCAGCTGTACTGATGTTGGCTACGTTAACAACAGACGAATTACCCTGCACATATAAGTTGCCTATGATTTTAAACGTATCGGTGGTAACCACGACATTGCTTTGAGCCGCAACGTTGGTAGTTAAATTATAATCACCAGTACCTATTCTTTTGGTAACGCTCATTCTTTATCCCAATTATATGATATTTATGCTTGGTAAAATAAAGACAAAAAATGGGCCGGAGCCCATTTTTGTATCAAAATAATATTTGAATTAGTTGTTGTCAACGCGAACGAAAACAACACCTTGCCAAGCAGGTTGACTGCTTAGTGTACTACCAGTGCTGTAAGGATTGGCTAACCAATATCTCCACTTTTGATTATCCCATTCGTATACGAATTTGTTGGTAATTCTTGCGGCATTGAACCCTTCTGTTACTGTGCCTGCTTGTGCAGTAGTAACAGTTTGAGTAGCGATTGCCACAGTTACGTTAGTTGCGCTGTTAACTGCAACCACAGTTACGTTACCTGTCAAACCTGTGCCAGCCATTTGGTGGTCTGTAGATGGGGTACTGTAACCAGTAACGTTTGCTGCCGTCCATGTAACATAAGCATAAGCACGGTTATTTGTGTAACCGCCGCCGCCTGTACCGATATTAGCTACGTTTGCACCTGCATAAGTTGCTACGTTTGCTAGGATTGTACCAGTGTTAGCCACTGTTAATTCTGTAGACAGTTTGTTAACTAACGAAATCACTGTTGTGTTTGCGTCTGAAGTATTGTTAACTTCAAATTTACGCATACCTTTTTGACCAACGATATAACCTGTGTCAACAGCACCGCCTGTGTCACGAAGATAACGAACACGGATAGTGGGAACTGTTTGATCATTATCGCCGCCAGTGCCACCAATGTGATTTCCGTTAATAAGTGTTGGGCTTACATAACTGTCTTCAACAATAGTTGCACCTGCTTCATAACCGGCAGCGCCTGTTCTTGTGTGTTGTATTTTTAATTTTGCCATTTTATTTTTCCTTTATTTTTAGCGTTCCAGGCTACCCGAAGTGGCGCTCCGAGAGTTCATGTGAACAATGTATTTATTGTATAGCCAACAAAATGGGGACCGAAGTCCCCAAATTGTCTTCCCATCCCGAGTGAGAAATAATCGTTTCGGTTTACTGGAACGATAGGTTAGCAACAGAAATTTCGCTAACGTAGTCACCAGCGTTACCTAGAGACGATGCTGTGTTTGTTAACTCAACATATCCGTAACGAGTCATAAAGCCTACGACTGGTTCGAATGTGCTTGGGTCAAGAACAACACCAGAGCTCATTAGAGGAATGTATGGGCAGTAGAATGCTGCGGCATCAGCCTCTGAAGAACCTTTGTAACCTACTAGAACAGCTTGGCTATCGCTAGCATAGCTGTCAACGTAGATGCGCATTGCGCCGTTTAGTGTACCAACAAACTTAGTGTTTGTAGGTGCTTCGAAAGTACCTTCTGTTGTACGAGCAAAAGCAGAAGTAGTTGCAGATTGCAATACTGTCAACGATGCTGGAGAAACAACAGCCCAGTTACCTGCGCCACGACGTGTGCGTTGTGCGATCAAGTTGGCTGCACGGTTGATAAGAACTGCTAATGCGGCATGCTCGTCACCAACGAATGTAGCTGTACCAGATACAGCGGCTTGGTCATATGCGAAATCTGTAGCTGCCAATGAACGTAGAGAACCTAGGATCTCTTGGTCGATTTCAACTGTGATTTCTTGTGCTAAAGCAGCCATGATTTCTGCTTCAATGTCTAGGCCATGCATAGATTGTGCATCTTGTGCGGCTTCGAAAGTCCAGCGAGCGCTCAACTTACGAGTTTTGGCTTCAACAACTTGCTTTAAGATCTGTACGTTGATCTTGCGGCCTGGTACGCCTTCTAATGTGGCTGTGCTTGTAGCACGGCCAGTTGTCAAGCTGCCAGAGTAAGCTGTGGCAATCTTGAATGGGCTTAGTGCTTCGTCACCAGCAGTTGTGCTTGTGTCGAATGGACTTGGAGCTGTTGCAGTAGCAGTTTCAGCATAGCGTACACGCAATGTGTGAATCTGTGCAACTGGACCAGTCATAGGCTGTACACCAACGATTTCGTTAGCGATAACAGTAGGCATAACACGACGGATAACTGGTAGAATAACACGATTAAGTGTTGCTACGTTACCTGCAGATGTTGCGCCGGCTGTTGCGTTTTCAGCCAAGTGCTTGCGAGTGTTTTCTAAGATCACACCCATTGTGGTTCTGCGAGAACCGTTTAGACCTTCCAACAGGGCTTCTTTAGTTTCGCCCCAGCGGCCTTCTAATAGTGCTTGTGTCATTTTCTTCTTCCTTCTTAGGGTTTAGTTAAGCCCTGCTAAACGCTTAATTTCGATTACATTATTATAATCAGGTTCGGCGCTGACCTTAGCAGATTTATCACCAGTTACTTCTACACGGCTTTCTGACAACTGAGCCTTTGGAGCCTTTGTTGTGGCAGATGCGCTGTTGTTTAATACAGCTGGCAAATACTTTTCGTATGCAGACTGTAATTTATTGGTCTGCACTCCTTCTAATAAGCTAACCATAACGGCTTGCTTTTCTTTGTTTAGAGGCTTTAGCAACTCATTAAGAGTGGCTTGGCGCTCTTGTGATTCTTTAATGATTCGTAGCTCACGGTCTTTAGATTCAACTAAAGAAGCTTTTTGCATAGCAATAGATTTTGCTTCTGCAATCAATTGATCCTTTTGCTCAATTGCTTGACGTAGTTTTGAAATTTCTTGGTTTTCGTTTAAGTGTGTTAAACTAAACTCTCCAGCGAAAGCTTCGAAAATTCTACGACCAAACATGTTCTCACGAGCAATTTGGATGTCTTCTTTTAATTGAGTCATTTCAGACTCTAACTTCTTAGCAACAGATTCTTTTACAAGTTCAGAACTCTTAGCAACGAATTGACGTTGTAGTTGCTCTAGTTTACTTTGAGCTTCACGAACTAAACGAACTTTAGTTTCTACTACGTCTTTCTTGTCTTTGGCAAATTCTTGGATTTCTTCAGCAAGAGCTTTGATAACAAACTTTTCAAGACGCTGTGTAGCTTCTTGTGTTAGTTTGCGATCACTGCGCAGTTCTTTGATTTCTTCTGCTAGTTTTCCTACTAGGAATTGATCAAAGCGTTGTGCGGCTTCTTTCATGCGTTGGTTATAACGCACACGGTCAGCTGCCAACTGTTGCTTTTCTTCCGCGAACTCGCGAATTTCTGATTGGAGACTTTCTGTTACCATTCTATCAAGAGCTTCGACCATTACACCTTTATCGTGTTCATAGCGTTGTGCGAATTCATCGCGCATTTCTGCCCGAATCTCTTCACGTGCTTCATTTAACTTAGCTTCCCAAGCTTCATTGATTGCCTGCTTGGTGTCTTCGTTAATGATTCCACTGTCAACTAATGGTTTGATAGCATCAAACATGGATCATTTCCCCTTAAATTTTTAAGTCTTTGATGAGACGTTTTACTTCCTCAGCCAAAAACTTCTGTACTTTTTGATTTGCACCGGCATCTTGTGCCATCTCGATAACTCTATGTCCATGGCGCATGTTCATAAGGCCTTCATAAACTGCCTTAGGATAAGCGTTAGGAGCACTAGGTTGTGCAACTATATCAACAGTGACAATTTCAAAGTCACTGACATGTCCTGAGCTTTCATTAACGTTACCGCTACCTCTGCTCGAAACACCTAACTTCACACCGCTTTCCAGCATAGTTGTTACCAACTGTCCCATGGGCGTAGGAAGAATTTTTAGTTTACCGTAACCGTTGGGGCCATCCATCCACATGTCTGTGATCATATGGCACACACGATCTAAGTTAATTTTTAAATCATCGGGATGGTCTAGTTCGCCTAAAACGCTATAACCATCACGGATTTGTTTGTTAATTGCATCGACTGCTCCGCCAATTTCATCCGTAGGATAAACACGCTGGTTAGCGTTCTTTACACCACCTTGGATGAAAATGCCTTTCATGTACAGGCTTTTCTTACCTTCAGAGTTCGACTCTGCCAGAACTTCCATTCTGGCATTGTCAAATGATAAGTGTTCCTGTATTAAACCACGCACGGCAGATTAACTTTCAATGCTTTTCTTGTTGATGCCGCCTTCTTCGCCAGTTTTAGCGGAAGGAGCTTTAGACTTGAAGCTGTCGCCTTTTGCGCCTGGGACGTTCTTAAACTGTCCTGCATGTGGCAAATTGCCTTTGCCTTTTGTATATTGGTTGTTTGGTTGTGGAACAGGTTTGTTGTCTGGGTCGGATTCTGTACCACCTTTAGCAATGTTAGCAGTTGTACCACCCATATCGTTCTTACCAGCAACTACAGACTTAGTGTTTGTTTCACCTTGTTGTTCGTTGTCACCAGTACCAGCGCCAGCATTTTTGCCTGTTGGGCTTTTTTGATCCCCTGGGTACTCACCGATTTTTTCAACGTATTCACGGATCCATTCAGCCTCAGTCATTTTCTTTGGCTCTTTTTTGTCCTTGAGCATTTTGTCTTTCTTAGACATTTTAGCTTCTTGAACACTTTCGTCCATTTCATCGTCGTCTTCGTCTGCAGATTCTTCTAGATCTTCTTCGTCATCTGCTTCCATCATGTCTTCAACGCCTTCGTCGTCAGCACCGAAATCTTCTTCGCCGCCTTCTTCGCCACCGGCTGAGCCCATAAGTGCATCAAATTCAGCTTTTAGTTCATCTAATGCATCTTCAAGATCCATTACACGGTCTTCTAATTCTTCTTCACCACCAACGTCTGCGTGATGATCATCGCCGTCCATGTCCATGTCCATGTCCATGTCATCGCCCATGCCGTCATCGTCGTCGCCCATGTCATCCATACCTAGCTCGTCGTCTTCGGCCATGCCTTCTTCGTCCATGGTGATTTCGTCTACTAGATCTTCTACTTGGTTTCCGCCAACTTCGGATAGGTCGTCCTCATCAATGAGATTCTCGTAAATACCGCGGCTTGTTTCCACTACGATTTCATGGAACAGTGCTTTAGCTTTATCTTCCTGCTCATTGAGAATGAATTCAATAAGTTGCTCGTACTTGTTCATATTTGTGTCCTTTAAAAATGTACGTAATTCTGTAATATTATTTACAGATATTATTATTTTTTAGGGTAAAATATGCAGTTTTTGAATGATTTGAGTCTAATAATTATAGACCAGCGGCAGCTTGTGCAGGAATCTTGTATTGATCTGCAACTTTTTCCAGCTTTTTTTCGTGTTCTAACTTACGTGTATCATTCATTATACGTAAGCGATTTAGTTTATCCAATGTCAAACGACTAGATCTTCCGCGGTTATCTTGGATTTTATATGCGCTATTATCTTCTTTTTCAGAACGATAACCTGCAGGAGTGGGTTCGTAAAGCTCGTTTAATTGCATAAAACTATTTACCAATTTGGTTATAATACTGGGGGGCCACCTGCGGCTGGGGCACCTGCGGCTGGTGCGCCTGGCCCTGCAGATGGCGCTATAAAAGCACCGCCTGGAGCAGGTATAGCACCTTCCTCACCGGTGGGAGGCGCGGCTGCTTCTATTTCTGAATCTAGGCCTCCGGGACTTATACCAACACTACGTAATCCTGCTTCACCCGGAGGCGCTTTGTCCACATCGCCTTGTTCTTCTGCCCACATACGTTCGTTATCACTCATTTCTTCTTCAGTTAATCCCAAGAAACGAGTTAGTAAGAATCGTTTACTCAAATACGGATATGCTTCCATTTGTGTGAAACTAGTAATTCTTGCGGCATCAACTTCTGCTTGTCTATAGCTGGCAAAATTTTGAGGCTCGTTTAGTTCAAGTTCAAACAGGTTGCTGTCTATGTTAATGCCCCTCCAGCGCAAGAACATCTTGAATTCTTGATCCAACTTTTCAACAATCATGCGCTGTAATCGCATACAGTACTGATTAAAACGCCATTCTTGAATCAGTGCTGTGCCTACTCTACCGTCACTGAAAGTGTTGCTGTTACTGGTTCCGTCGTCTAATCCTGTGGGCAAATAGCTACTGGGAATACGCAGACCCCTAAATAATTTGTTAGTAAAGAAGTGTAAGTCTGTGATTTCACCTAGGTTCTGACCCCCAGGCAAGGGTTCTACACTGGATCCGCGGCCATCTGCTGTAACAGGGAAGAAAAAGTCTTCATTGGTACTCAATGGATTATAAGTAGCGTCCATCATGTTCTGACCGCCACCAGTTTGTGTAGGAATTCTACGCTGATGTACTTCGTTTTTGATACGCTCAACAAAGGCCATGGCCATGTGGCTGGGCATGTTACCTACGTCAATTTTGAATACACGACGTTCTGGCGCACGTTGCACACGATAGATAATGATAGCGTCTTCTAGCAGTTCTTTTTGCTTGAATACTTTGAAAACGTTTTCCAGTACACTGTTACCAAAAGGCCAACTAAAGTCCAGGCCTTCTGTTAAACTCAAATGTACAATATGTTCTGCGTTCACTGTTTGTTCGTTTTGCGCATGGCTAAAACGTGTGCCACCACTGTAAGGAGTTTTGGGTTGTATGTAAGCGCCACTGGGGCCGCCAACCTGTGGATGATTTACACTAACGTCTGAGGTATTGACCTGTGTGGCTGTTAAGTTTTGAAAGTTGGGTGCCAAATCTTTGACTACATACTGCTCAGGTTTTTTGCCGTCAGCTTCATTGACAATAACTTTAACAACTTTACTCATCTCAACCCAAAACAGTTTAAATGTTTCTGGATCTCTAATAAACACTTGATCTCCGTACTTAATTGTATTACGGAAAATTTTAAACATTCTTTTGTTTAATTCGTTTAAGTTAACCCATTGGTTTAACTGTTCACGAATGATTTTGATTTCGTTGTCTGTGGGCTTTTCTTTCCAGTAAAACTGAAATGCTGTGCCATTTTCCTCGTTGGCCTGTGTACTAAATTCAGCTAGAATATCCAAAGCCGCATTTACTTCAGAATCCATGTCCATTTGTTCATATTGATTATAACGTTCAACACGATTAGGATGCCCAATATAAACTTCAGGTAAACTGCTTTGGTAGTTTTTATAGCTAAACTGTGGCTGATTAGATCCATTTATCGGACTAACTGAACCTGCCACGTTTGCAGTACGAAAATATTTTTTCCAACTCATTTAAAATCTCGGTAGTTAGATATTTAGCTGTTATGCCATGGCGCTGGTTAACTTAGATAATGCATCCAAAACATCTCTGTTCATACGTTCAGCATCAATTTTGGTAGGTAATGTAGATAATACAGCTACGACTTCTCTGTTGTCAGACTGTGTTTGACTACGCCTATCACCGGCGGGTGGAGTGGTTCGTGGATTGCCTGCGCCTGAATCAGGTTCGGGCTGTAACTGAGGATTTCTTCCGCTGAATGGACTAGGATTTGGTGCTACATCGCCGGGATTCAATCGAGGTATACCTGTGGCTGCTCCGCCACCTGTATTGCCAAAAGCTGGATTTGTTGGACTAGTAGAAGCTTCGCCAGCTGGTCCTGCAGGGTTAGTAAAGCCCATTAGATCTGCTAATTTTCTTGCGAATTCTTGGATCACTGCATTAGCATCGGACCCAGCAGTTTTAATTTTATTAAATGCTTCGATTGCGTCAGGCTGAGCTTTAACAAATGCTAGCTGTGTTTCATAAAGAGCTTTTACCACTTCATTCATCTTGGCCATGTTTCCAATAACAATGGTATCCATTTCCATTCTAGTGGCTAACATTGATTTGTTGGCTTCAACAAACACTTGCATGGGTTCATCTAGGCCTGCTTTAATTTTATCCCGGTCTATTTTAAGTTGTTCGAATACACCACTAAGATTATTAATAAACGGCAGTGCCTGTTGAATGGCACTGGCAGTGTCAGTCATACCTTTAAGAACTGAATTATTGGCTGCACGATTAATGCTGGCATATTCTTCCATGTCCTTGGCATAGGCTTCCAGGGCCGGGGCGGCCTGCTTGAACGTTTTGCTGGCATTTTCTCTAAAAGCATCTCTGCTTTCATTGATTCCAGACAGCATACCCTCAATGGCTTGTGCGGCTTCTTGATTCACTGCTTGATAAGTCAATGCTTCTTTGGTATAAACTTTACCGCCTGTGGCAAAATATTCCTCTGCGTATTTTGCACCAGCATCTCCAAATATTTTACCAGCCAGAGTCATGCCTTCCTGCACATTTTCTTTGGCTACGTCACCTAACCTACCCAATTTTAAATTATAGTCTATTTGTTTACGACGTCCTTCTTCTTCCCTGCGCAGTGTTTCTGCATTTTGACCTGTAATTGCTGACAGTTCTTTTTGACGTAGTAAAAATTCTTTGGCACTGGCTTCAAGTTTGTCTGTTCTGGCGTCATCTGCGGCCATGATCGCAGAAACGTTAACCCCTAATTGAGTCTGCAGACTTAGAAAGGCCGCAGTGCCTTTGCTTAAATCAGTTACGGATCCGTAGAGTGCTGCCAATCCTTTGTTATTATAATAAAGATTTTTAGTCATGGTCGCTAGCGCCAATCCATTGGATCTAATGTCCTGCGGCATTTTTGACAGTGCTTCTACGTTGGAAGTAACTATTTTTGTAAATTCCTGCAAGGGCAGTCCTAAACCTGAAAACCCTTTTGTACCATCTCTCAGTGGAACTACTTGTCCCCTGAGGATTTCTTGTAATTCAGTAAGTCCACCGCCAAATGTAGCGCCTGCATTTGTAAGTGCTAGAAATTGATCTGCTGTGCTCTGTGCGGCTTCAAGTTGGAATTTCAATGCTCCCTGCAGAACGTCTACGTATAGAGTTGCGGCCGCCGCGGCGCCTTCGCTGGCTCGACCAAAACTAAATCCAAATGCAGTAAACCCACTGCCCATTTTGCCCAAGGCATCAAACGTGCCTTTAAGAGCTGTGCCCACGGCATCTAAGGTGGGCGTCATAGCAGTAAATGCTTTGTCTGCGGTATAGGCGCTAGCACCCACTGCTACCAAAGAACCGGCCAGACCCCCCAATACCCCTACCATGCCCAGCATACCCTGTCGCACACTGGCTTGAGCACGCTCTAGTTCTCTAGCACTTTCACGTGCTATGTCTGTGGCTGTAGTATTCCTAGCTGTACTGCGACTTGCGGCCTGCAATAACTCTGCTAGTTGTTGGGCCGCACCACCAGCACGATCTATGTTATTCAGTGCATTTGTAATATTTTCTTCAGCCATATTTTAGAAACCGGGGTTTTTCCAGATAAGTATTAATATATTTATGGACTTTCAAATATGGTAAATCCCTTAGCCAAACACTTTCGCCAACCTCAAATTTATCTAAGACTACCTAGTCAGGGCCGCTGGTATCCTCCCGGTACACTGGAAATGCCAGCTACCAAAGAACTGCCAGTTTATCCCATGACTGCCAAAGACGAACTAACATTGCTGACTCCAGACGCTTTACTTAATGGACAAAGCACTGTAGATGTTATTCAAAGCTGTGTACCCGCTATCAAAAATGCTTGGGCCATGCCCACAGTGGACTTAGATGCAGTATTAATAGCTATTAGACAAGCTACCTACGGCAACGAAATGGAATTCGTCACAGTTTGTCCCCATTGCACTAGAAAAAATGAACATGCCGCGGATCTAGGTGCAATCAGTGGCAAAATAACTTGTCCGGACTATGACACTACTATAAAAATAGAAGGACTAGAAATTTTTCTGCAGCCCCAGAATTATCATCAATTAAACAAAGCCAGCGTTAACAACTTCGAACAACAGCGTATAGTAGATGTAGTCAATGACGAAACTCTGGATGAGGAAGAACGTAGCACACGATTTAATCAAATGTTTAAAAAATTACTGGCTTTAACTGTGGAGCAGGTAACAAAAAGTGTGGCCGCTATCAAAACAGATGACGGTGTAACTGTAGAAGATCGTGATCACATCAATGATTTTTTCACTAACTGTAACAGAACAGTGTGGGACGCAGTAAAAAATAAACTTGAGGCCATGGCTGCAGAAAGTCCAGTTAAAAAGATTTCAGTGCAGTGCGAACACGATGACTGTGCCAAGCCCTATGTAACACCATTAGTATTCGAGCAATCAAATTTTTTCGCTCAAGGCTTTTGAGTATGAAAAATGAAGATATCGAGGAGTTCATTGAATCCTACGATAAAAACTCAAAAGCCTTACGTAACAATATATTAAAACTTATTTGGCATATGAGGGGCAGTGTTTCCCTAGAAGAAGGATTCACTATGAGTTTTGCTGATCGAAAAGCGATCAATGAATTAGTAAAAGAAAACTTAGAAACTACTAAAACTACAGGACTTCCATTCTTTTAAGATGTGCTAGCGCACATCTATCACTGTCGTTTCACTCAGTGATATTTTATTAAACACAGACATTAGAGCGAAGCGATATTAAGTTTCATCCAGATTTAATGGTCACACTTTGCCCGCACAGGGCAAAGAAGCTTCATCCGAGTTCGGCAAGTCACTTAGCGTTAGAGCATTACAGAGGCGGTTGTCCGGTACCTCGAGCTCCGTCTTTACAACGGCGGGCTTGTATCTATACGCTAACATACATACAAACCGTGTAGCATCACTGCTACGTCTTTTTAGCCTTTTATTCCTATTCAAATAACCAAACTGCGGCAATTAGCAGTCCTCATCCTTGCGGGTAGTGGTTAAGTACTTTTGACGGCAAAAGATTTACGTCCCAGCGACCCTAGGTCCTGTTGTCATGTACGCATGAAATTAGCCTGCGTAAGCTGTAAACCGTCTAATTAAATTTTATTTCTGATGTGGGAGCCATGTACACGGACCTGTATGTGTCCGTTATAATAATCTGTTGATTCCAAAACACGCCTTGAGAATTGTTCCCTAGCTTCGATGTAACTACACTCTGCCTTTGATTTACAATAAAATAGAATTTCTCTTGTAAATTGTTCTGTGCCTAGCTGTTCTACATCCTTACTTAATTCGGGACTTGAGCCATAATATGTTTGCCAATCGCTGTCGATTTTACTGCGAATTTTTTTCTTTTTCTTTGTGCCGTTTTTAAGTTTTACTGTTTTGGTAGATGTTTTTGAAAATTTTGCAAGTTTTTTGCCAATGTATTTGCGCCCAGATACATTATTAGTGATTTGATACACGAATCCCACGCAGTCCTCGGGTAAAGTTTCCACTG